AAACTCATTACTCACTGATCCCGGATCCAGCAGGGCGGTACCTCGCATTATCGACAGTAACCTGCTGGATCTGGGATCAGCAGGGGCGATTGCTCGCCCCTGGTCTTAAGTTAATTAACCTAACCTACTAAACCTAATGCCTTGAGCAATAGGATGCAGATCTGTTTCTAGAGGAGCATCCTCATCCAGAAACTTTACTACCTTGTGTCGCTTGATAGTATAAGCGCCCGAGATATTATCCAGGGCATCTGTTTGCCCGATAACATAGGGTCGTTTCTCCGTTCCTCTAGCCCACTCTTCCATATCTTCTTTGGAAGCGAAGTCTATCGAAAGTCGAAACATTTTTTTCTTCGGCATCTGTATTCCTTTCCCTAACTAATAGTTAGAATTACACTATATAGGTTATTCTAGGATAATCAAGCACTAATGTGTCCATTCTGGGTTTTATCAGAGAAGAGCATGTGGGCGGGGCCCACCCACATATAAAAAAATAAATTTTTTTCTTTTTAAGGCTTGACAGAATATCCTATATAAACTATAAACAAATCATAACTAACAAACGAAAGGAATACAGTTATGCAACCATTAAGAAAAGACCACGTTGACAGGTGGAGTGAGTTTGTACGAGATGAATTCGGAATTGCTTTTAATAGAGCAGAAGAAGAAATCGAAGTACAAGCGCAAGAGAAAGTTGAAGAAGTTGGTAAAGATTTTGCCAAAGAACTTAAACTTAATCTTAAAATAAAAGAGTTGGATAAAAGCGTAAATGCGTTGAGAGATTTCCAAGATAAGAAACAATCTATGGAAAATGATTTATGTTATAAAGCTCAAAAAATCGCTGATGAAATTTCAGAGATTTATAATAATAGTAAAAAAAGACGTAAATGGGATATGAATAACATCTCTATTGATATTAAAGATGATAACGATCCTGTTGAATATATAACAAAGCGAATTAAAAAGGCTTGTTATGAGGAAGCAAAACGTCATTTTACAGCGAAGCATAAGTTGTATCATGCTTTAGATCAAAAACGTAAAAAGTGTTTGAATATACTTTATACAGGTAGCCATATTCAACCGACTTTGAGCGAGTTATCTAAAGAAATGAAAACCGCTAACATTCAATTAGATTTACCTAATTCATTATTAGCTTTACCAAGTGGAGCAAAATAATGATTAGAGCAATTCTTTTTGCACTTAACTTTGTAATGATCTTTTTAGGTGTAGTGTTAGCAATATACTTTGATTTGTATATTGGTTTATCAGTAATAGCTTTATTTACTTTCAAATTCTTTTTGCAGTTGCCAAGTACTGAGAGCAATAGAAAACTAGATGAAAGTTTTAAGAGAGCAAAACAAATGGAGTTTAAATTTGATAAGTAAATAATAACTTGTGACGTGTGATTAACACACACACGTCACACTAGAAAAAATAGAGAAGAGCATGTGGGCGGGGCCCACCCTAAAAAAAGAAAAAAATGTGTTGCATAAAAGACACACTTTAAAAAAAATGTGGATAACTTTAATTTAATATTGGACATTATAGGATAAATAAAATAAACTCTTTTTATTAACTTAACGAAAGGAATACAATGTTAATAGTACACTACGAAAACTTGAAACACTTTAACAAAGGTTTCACAAAAGTTGATCACAGAAAACAAGCCGACACTTTGGGTTGGTTGTTAATGTCAGTCGGTGTTTCTGAAATTACAGATAAGACTGTTGAAGAAATACTTTTCAGAACTAAATTTTTAGATTTCTGTTGGGGCGGTCGATCTTACTTTGTTGGTGACCCAAGTATCTCAGATCTTAGACAACTATTAAAAAACCATATTGGTTTAAAAATAGAAATAACTAATCGAGGTATGAAAGACATAAACACAAGACGTAAGTTTATGGTCAATCAATTACAAACTTTAGAGGAGAATGTTTTGAAAGAAATTAATAAATAGTTTCGTTAAGAAATAGCCCATGCAGTTTTTGCATGGGCTATCCTACATTATCCTATGCACAAACTGCATACCTCTCCAGGTTGTATATAGAGAAGAGCATGTGGGCGGGACCCACCCAGGCGCGCTTCGCGCGCTTTAAAAGGGGACCCTAAAGGAATTACTTTCGAACTTGCATGATTTATTATTTATCGAATACCCCTTAGTTTTGTAGGGGTCCCAGACCTACCCTATATTGTTTGATTTGGATAGTTAATCATGTATAATACTTTACCACCCATATTGAAATATATGCTAACTGTTGAAGATATTAATAAAATAGAAGATCCTATTGAGCGAAGAAAGCTCAAGATACAAATTATACAACGACATCAAAGAAAAGAACTCAAACAAGTTAAAACTAATTTTTTATCTTTTGTAAAAAAGATGTGGCCAGATTTTATAGAGGGGTCCCATCACAAAGAAATTTCAGATAAATTTAATAGATTGGCAACTGGAGATTTGACCCGTCTAATTATAAACATGCCCCCTAGGCATACTAAATCAGAATTTGCGTCGTTCTTTCTTCCTGCTTGGATGATCGGACAAAACCCTAAATTAAAAATAATTCAAGCAACTCACACAGCAGAACTTGCTGTAAATTTTGGTCGTAAAGCAAAACATTTAATTGACTCAGAAGAGTATCAACAAATTTTTAAAACAAGACTCCAAGAAGATAGTAAAGCTGCAGGACGTTGGAATACATCTGATGGCGGTGAATACTTTGCAGTCGGTGTCCAAGGTGCGGTGACCGGGAGAGGTGCTGATCTACTCATCATTGATGACCCACATTCCGAGCAAGATGTAAACTCACCTTCAGCATTTGATAATGCATATGAGTGGTATACTAGTGGACCACGGCAAAGGCTTCAACCAGGAGGTCGTATTGTTTTAGTTATGACACGATGGAGTACAAAAGATTTAACTCAAAGATTGTTAAACGCACAAAGCAACGAGAACGCAGATCAATGGGAAGTCGTAGAGTTTCCAGCGATTATGCCGTCCGGTGAACCTGTGTGGCCAGAGTATTGGAGTAAAGAAGATTTAGCTTCCGTTAAAGCATCAGCGGGTGTTGCAAAATGGAACGCGCAATACATGCAAAATCCAACTTCAGAAGAAGGAGCTCTTATTAAACGTGAGTGGTGGAAAAATTGGGAATCAGAACACATGCCTGTTATCGAACACACTATTCAAAGTTATGACACAGCTTATCTTAAAAAAGAAACTGCTGACTACAGTGCGATCACTACTTGGGGAGTCTTTCGTCCTAATGAAGATTCGCCTCGTCAATTAATATTATTAGACTCTTATAAAGAACGTTTAGAGTTTCCAGAGTTACGTCGTGTTGCATTAGAACAATATAGGTATTGGAATCCTGAAACAGTAATCATTGAAGCAAAAGCATCGGGGCTACCTTTAATGTATGAGCTTAGACAGATGGGAATTCCTGCAATGAATTTTACACCAAGTAAAGGTCAAGATAAAATTGCAAGAGTTAATGCAGTGTCTCCACTTTTTGAAGCTGGACAAATTTGGGCTCCTCTCGATCAAGAGTTTGCTCAAGAACTTGTTGAAGAGTGTGCAGCGTTTCCTTATGGTGATCATGACGATTTAGTTGACAGCACAACACAGGCTCTGTTAAGATATAGACAAGGCGGATTTATAGATCACCCAGAAGATTACAAAGAAGAAGATCAACCCAAAAAGAAAAAGAAATTTTATTGGTAATGACGTTTGTATTTAAGCACCCTAGTAAGTATGTAAAAAATCCTACTCTTGTTAAAAACATGAAACATGTAAAACGAGATCAAATACCGCCATTAAGTGGCCCCAACCCACAAGGCTTGATTAATGAATCAAAAGCATATAAACAAGATAAATTGGAGAAAATAAATGGCAGAAATAGACAAAGCTTTAACCGAAATACGAAAAAAGGTTGAGATAGCAGGGCCCGAGGAACAAGTCGAGGTTCAAGAAGAAATTAACGAATCATTACCTAATGCTGGTGAAACAGAAATTACTCCCACTGAAGATGGCGGCGTAGAAATTAATTTTGAACCTGGAGCATTTAACCAAGCACAAAGTGAAAATCACTTTGATAATTTAGCTGAGTTATTACCAGAGGAAATATTAGGTCCTCTAGGTTCAGAATTAAATCAAAATTATATGGACTACAAAGAGTCTCGTAAAGAATGGGAACACACTTACATAACTGGTTTAGATCTTTTAGGATTTAAATACGAAGATAGAACAGAACCTTTTTCTGGAGCTGCAGGTGCTACACACCCAGTTCTTGCAGAAGCTGTTACACAGTTTCAAGCATTAGCATACAAAGAATTATTACCAGCAGATGGACCTATCAGAACTCAGATCATGGGTGCACCATCTCCTGAAAAAGAAATGCAATCAACTAGAGTAAAAGATTTTATGAATTGGCAGTTGATGGATCAGATGAAGGAATACGAACCTGAATTCGATCAATTGTTATTTTACCTC